GTTTAATAAGTATTATATAATGGATGGTATTAATATTCTCCTATGCATAGTTTTTCTACTGATAATAACATTTATTGGATTAGTTCGAGCACAATCTATCGGTGGAGTATTTGCTTGTTTTGTACTACTAACTGTTATTTCATATATAACAATTTATTTATTCAAAGCCTGATAGATTACTAGACTAATTGCTAGACTAATTGCTAGACTAATTGCTAGACTAATTGCTAGACTAATTACTAGACTAATTGCTAGACTAATTGCTAGACTAATTACTTGACTAATTGCTAGACTAATTGCTAGACAAATTAAAGAATATAAAACAAAATATACTAGCAACTACTAGTTAAAACTTGTAAAATAATTTATTACTTTTAGAATATAGATTATTTTATAAATAATGGCCGCCGTAGCTATACCTGATAATGCTAGTGTCATTGCAGATAAAAAAGACTTTTCCAAATATATCTTTCATTTATGGACTTCTAAGACCCAACCTATTAAATATTTAACAGAACTTCTAAAAGATTTGCTAACTGATGGTAATTTAGAATGCAATGCTGAAGGTATTAAATTATTGTCGATTGATTCTGGTAGGACAGTGCTAATACATATGAAATTATTTAAAGATGGATTTGAAGATTTCAAGTGCGAGCAACCTGTTATTCTTGGTATTAATTTAGAACATTTTTTTCGTATCATTAAGAACCTAGAGAATCAGGATACATTAAAGCTTTTTGTAACAAAGGATAATGTCAATAGGATTGGTATTGAACGGTTTAATAAAGAAGAGAATATCAATAATACTATTTACCAGAGTTTGATTGATATTCCGGTAACCCAACGAGATATTCCATCACCTACTTTTAATTCAGTCATTATTATATCTAGTGCACGGTTTCAAAAGATTTGCCGTGAAATTAGTCAATTCAGTGATAAGATTGAAATTATGGTAGTTAATAACACGTTGATATTCAAGGGTTATAATGAGTCTGCATCACAAGAAATCCAGATTAAGCCCACGTCAAATGGAATGCAATTTGAAGCTAATACTCCTGATGAAATCGTTCAAGGCGTATTTAAACTAAAGAGTCTCGTACAATTCAGTAAATGCGCTAATCTATCAAATACTTTAAAGATTATGATTAGGAATAATTATCCAATCGTAATCTCTGCAGAAATGCCCGGATTAGGATTTATTCGACTATGTTTAGCACCTGAGGTTGAAGAGGAATAGTGTTTTGTATAACTGTTTTTTGTGTTTTTATATTAAATTAAATGAATTGATTTATAAAATAATTGATTTATAAAATAATTAATTAAAAAATAATTTCATTTTGATTTAGTTTGCATTTGTGAAAAAATAAAAAATAAAAAATAAAAATAAGAAATAATCAAATTATAAATTTACACTAATAAGATAAAATACCATAGCAAATAGCACTGCCTGTACTAAATTACGTTCAATCCAGGGAAAACCATCTAGGCAACTAAGTAATTTATTAATAAGTTTGGAATTCAATATATAAAAGACCATACCAAATAACAAAGATTTAAGAGCAACATCTTTAACAAGAAAATTCAAATGTAGGGATTTGCTAGTATTCCCGGAGTTCCCTGTTTCTAGTTCATTATGATAATCCAATTTTGCATCCATTAGTAATATCCGCTAGTAATATCCACCAGTTATAGCAATCTAGTAATAACTATATTTTATCAATATATTAATATATTTATCTAGGAACATAAATCTAGCTAAGAATCATAAATCTAGAACACTTCTAGGCAGATATAAGTAATTAAAAAGAATAGGCCTACATATATAAAACCTTTAAATTTCTTAAGTTGTGGTGATATTTCATCTAGCGGTAGTAAATTATTTCCCATACTATAAACTATCAAGTATCCTATACAACTTAATAGCAACGCTAGAAGAATATTCCGCATCGCCTTAGATTCAATTTCTACGGAACCACGAAAACCTTCTACCTTATCACTGTGGCGTCGGGTAGTACTATATTTTTTAGCTTCTGCGACCTTTGCTTCCTCTTCAAATGCATTAGTTCGGTCTTCTTCCTCAAGAACTGCATCTTCATCATCCTCATCTTCTTCATCATCCTCATCACCATTATTCATTACACGCTTAATATTTTTAAATTTATCAATATTCTTAAAACTACTCATCATAGTAGGCATACTCGTCATACTCGTCATACTCGGCATAGTAGGCATACTCGGCATACTCGTCATACTCGTCATAGTAGGCATACTTGACATTGTCATTTGTGGTGTTGTTTTAGTTGTGGTTTCATTATCCATACCCATTTCCATACCCATTTCCATATTAGTTGGAATAGGTTGTGAAGGCATAGTAAAACTTGGAGTAGTAGTAGGTGCACCAGAACCCATATCTGATATATTAGTAGGTAAAGTTTCAGTCTTACGACGCATATTGGAATTCATTGCAGATAAATTGGATTTAGTAGTAGCTGGATTAGTAGCTGGATTAGTAGTAATATTAATAGATGGATCGGGAATAGCAACACTTTCTCTAGAGTAATTTAATGCCTGTTTTAGATTTGCAATCATTAGATCATCATCTGCGGTAAAAGATGTAAATCCCTCTGTGAATTTAGAACTATTGCCTAGAACCATTTTCCTAGCGATTTAAAATAGTAATATGATAAGTAAGTATCTACTAATTATTTTATTATATTTTTATTTAGTCTTCAAATACAACTACTTCTAGATCATCTAGAATCTTATAATCTATTCCATCATCACTAGCACTATTATTATCACTATCACTATTATTATCACTATTATTATCACTATTATTATCACTATCATTATCACTATTATTATCACTATTATTATCATTATCACTATTATTATCATCTAGGACATCAGCATTAGACATATCTAAAATATTTAGAATATCTTCATCCATAGTATCATTATGCGCGTCTAGCTCTTTTTCTATTTTGATTGTATCTTGCAGAGATAGACTAGAATCAATATTTAAATGACTTAATAATCCGGAATCACTACTATCGATATTGTTCTCAAAATTATTATTTTCCTGTAAATTAGTTATTAGAGACGTCTCTTTATCATCTTTTGATGTGCTAGAATTAAAACTATTTACAATAGGTATATCTGGTGTATCGGGTATATCTGGTGTATCTAATATTGTGGAATTATATAATTTTTCATCACTATTGCTAGAAGGATTATTTAGTACTGGCGGATTATTTAACACAGGGGGATTATTTAACACAGGGGGATTATTTAACACAGGGGGATTATTTAACACAGGGGGATTATTTAACACAGGGGGATTATTTAACACTGGTGGATTTGTGGGTTTAGGTTTATCCTTGTTTTGTAAATATTTTTGTAAATTGGCTTCGCGGCGTTGATAAGCAGTTTTAATTCCCATACTGTGTTGCATAAATATATCATCATCTAATAGCGCACCCTTTAATGTATTATTCCGTACTATTTCAAATAATGATGGTTCTTTAGATTTTACCTTTAAAAGATGCTCTATATTTTCATTCAAAGTGGTTGATACTATAGCGGGGGTTGCATTAACATATTTAGATTCAATAGGTGCTACTGGGGTAGATTGTGTTATTGCGGCTGCAACTGGTACTAGCTTATTATGTTGAGATTCCTGGATGTGTAGTGGTGCCATTGGCGGTTGTAATGGCTTTTCCTCTAGCTTAGGTGGTTCTTTTAGAATACGTTCTTCTTCAATTAGTGTTGTGATTTTATCTAGTTCAATCTTTTCATTGAAATCGCTGAATATGTATCCTGTAGGTAGTGCCCGGTGTTCATTTTCTTTAAATATTTTAATCTTCTGTAATTCATACACTGGATAGAAACTCTGGCTCATAAATGCTAGACCTGATAACTCAATAATACCTACAATATAATCATCCTCTGCAATACACAACGCATCAATAACTTTTTCCTTTTTTATATTATAAATCTCAGTGAGGATATTCCCTTTATAACTAGGTAGTCGAACACGCATTACTGGTAATTGTCCGTTTGGTCGTAGAATTACTGGCGATTTATAAAAATTTTCGACTACATCTAGCGGCATATATTGATTGAACCAATCTTTACTATTTTGATGGCAAATAGTTATATTATGTTCATCTGTTTTAAGAAGGTAATTATAAAAGCTGCTAGCATCTCCGGATTGTGGCAACTCTAGATCCATATAATACTTGGAATCTAGTTTTACTATACCACTTACTGTTTTCAACTTAGGCGTTTCGAGGTAAAATGGTAATGTTTCATTCTTACTAAGCCTATAACTACACATAGCCTGATAGATACCGCTAGGTTGCTTAAAAGGCTGCCCAAATTCATATTTTTCATATGCTAGGTTCTTATAATTTAAAATCTTGGGTATCTTAGCCATCTAGAAGGGGATTATATGAATTATATTTCTTATTCTGATGTCTAATGATATATTCTAGGTATCATTTGATACGCAATTATGTAAAAAGATTCCCAATAAGATCCCTAATAAGATCCCTAATAAGATCCCTAATAAGATCCCTAATAAGATCCCTAATAAGATTCTTTTGAATCAGATAGTTAATTTTTCCATAAAAGATTCTAGAAGAATATTAGAATTATAAATAAAATAAAATATAATTTAGCAATATGGATTTGCGAGGTGTTCTTTGTGATTTAGTTAGTCGATGTATTAGCGAAATTAATGACGGTGATGAACTAAAAGCTCCAATTAAAGAAAAAATATTAAAACCTGTGATAAATTACATTCTAGAACAAATATATCCATATCTTATTATATCTGTTTGTATCTTTGTTCTAACCTTACTAGTTGCTATTATAATTCTAGTCTTGATAATTAAATCAAGCTATTCTAGTTGTACCACCAAATAAAAAATTGTATAACAATTGCTATCCTTTAACTGTCTATCCTTTAACTGTCTATCCTTAAACCGTTTATAGACGTTTACACACCTATATACGATTAAATGATAAGTGTTTATTGAATAAATATTGAAATTTTATGTCTATTAAATTCTATTATATATATAGTTAAATATATAGTTAGATATATTTAAACATATAGTTAAATATATAATTAGACATATAGTTAAACATATAGTTAGATTAAATATATAGTTATAAATGGTAAAAATACAAAAATATAAATATACCAAAAATAAAAAAAAGATATTTTCCAAAAAAATAAAACAAAATGCTCGGGATTACAGTTCTAAACAAGGTAAAAACAACATACAATTTAAAAATATAACTAATTATTCCAAATACGAATTAGAGAAATATGTTCCTATAATTACTAGAAATACTAAAAAAGTATATATGCCAATATTAGGTTTTTTTTCACTAAATATAATTATGAAATTAAAAAAATTTGATAGATGTTTCTTTGTTTTTCAAAACAATATTATAATAGGTTGTATTTTCTTTCATAATCTTACTTATAATTTCAAATACAATATGCTTGGCAACCAAGTGAATAATAAGGATTTCAAATCCAAATCTGATATAAATACTTATATGATGAACTGGCTTTTCTGGTCTGATAGTATTACACCTGCTATATTTAATAGAAGTATTTCCCTGTTAAAAAATATTAATAAACTTGATAATAAAAATATAATTATAACTACATTTACATTTATACATTTTAAACAATCTAATATATTAAGTGAATTATCTCAAGTATCCCAATTATCATTACAAGAACAATTATTTAATACTGCAATTGGTAAATATAAACCTATTATTGAATATACTAATAGTGATGAATACAAATTACTTATTAAACTAGGTTTTACACATTGTGGATATTATAGTAATATTAATGATGAATTACTTAATATATTTACAATAAGATATATAAACAAGTGTACTAGTAAAGATTTCCACCCGGTATATATAATAACCCGGCAAATTGATAGTGAGCCAGAGTATTTTATAAGAACAGATAATTTTCAAAACTTTTTGGAACAAAGTAATCTATTCAAAATAGAAAATGTTAATCGCTATGCTCTAGATAATTTATTTACATTTAATATCCCCACTAGTACAGAAAATGATTTATGCTCCAAACATCAAACTGTTCCATATGAATACAATTTTATTACGAATTATATTAATAATACATTAGGCAATTCTCATATTTTAAGCAATTATCTATTTTTATATTTTGCTACGCGTGAGTATTTAGGAACACATAGTAATATTCTAAAAAAACAATTTGCAGAAGTAATCATTTCGTATGATAGATTAGTTGCAGCTTTCAAAGAAAAATCTTTTATTGGAATAGTGTCATTTTCTATTAATAATAATTATCTTGGTATAAGTGGTGGATTTAATAATTTAGATAAATTTAATGAATTTATTAATAAATATCACTCTTATAATA